GCAAAGGTTTCACCAACTTTATCAAAGATGCAGCTCTCGGATATCCCGACGAGCGCTTCTTTAATGATCATGTAAAAGTACATCCAGAGAAAAGGTCTCTATACTTACGCATGTTCTACAGACACTATCACCCAGAGTTATTGGGAAAATATCAAATTTCAAAGATACCATGCAAGTGCATGTTCATCGGAAGAAACAAACCACCGGATGAGAAATTAAAACTCATTGGCTATACGATAGTGCAAGTAATGGTGCGCGTAGCGTGCGAGCAATGTTCAAATTATGCAGCTCTCCTACCCATCGTTACAGTTGAAAAACTTTATCTACCACAAAGACTATTTGAGTCAGTGCAAAGAATTGTCGCAGGAGAAAGCGACAAAGTCAAAGACCATGCGGCTGCTGTGTTTACGCAGTTTGCTGACAGGCTTGAAGATTTTGCAGTCTTGAATGATTCAGTAAATGATCCTGCTGGCTTCGCCAACAAGACCATGATGTTTCAAGATTGGTTCTTTTTGCAGATGGAAAGTATGGTTCAAAGTTATCCAATCGAAAAACCCGGTTTTACATTTCACAGATGCATAGTGTTACACAGTAACAAACGCGTGTATGACAATCATAGAAGAGTAGAATACGAGTTTGCGAACATAGGAAAGAGAACGTCTACCTGTAAGTACAAAATGACATGCTTTCAAGCATCAGTCATGGCTTCAGGACACAAATCAGACCCTATTGAAGTGGACGTATCAAGACCAACGGAATTAACAAAGAAAATATCAAAAGAAGAACCAGAAATCAGTCTTTATAAGCAAATGAAGAATGATCCAAATGTATATGTTGAAGACACACCATCCGGTCCAGTATTTTATAAATATAGAATGAAGACCCATGAATGGGATGTAGCAACATACAAATGGAAAGCAAACAAGAAATACAAGCCCCAAAGCAATGAGATGGTCGTAGACTATCAAGTATGGACACAATTCAACCCTGTCACTAAGAGAAAAGAAGCAGAAAGACAGGCTAGCACAGATACTCAAACCGATCATTCACAGATGAGCGCTGCCCAAACAGCATCATCACAGAAAGAAGATGGAATTTTTGAGACTAGTGTACCAATTGTTCACACGAGTGTCCCTGCAGACATGCGTGTTGATACGGATTTGGACCTATCACAAGAACTTTCAGAGACGCAAAACAAAGTGGCCGGAGCAAAGATAGCTCCAGGAGACGAGAAAGCCCTATTCACATATGCCAACGACAGACGCAATGTTGTTACTGGTGCCATAGTCAGAAATGCTAATCCTGAGATTGGCATATGCAACATGACAGATCACGATATAACAATTATCGCAGCCAATATGGATTATTTAGTAGAAACCTTAGTTACTGATGAATTTATTCATAATTATTTGGGCGATATAACATGTGTTGCAGATTTAGCACCAAAGAGCTGGACAAAGACGGACAGAGAAAGATGGATTGCCGAATTGGAGGTAACAGGATTCAGCAAGGTTTCAGACTTTGCCATTGGAAAACCATTCAAAACATCAACCTTTGTCAAGAAAGAGATCTACCGAGACACCTCAAAAGCACCCAGAAACATCCAATCAATTGATAAGCAACAAATTATTGTTGATAGTATGACTATCAAAGCAATTGATAGATTGATGTTCCGGTCGGATGAGGAAAGACCTTTCGTTCAAGCCAGGCATATTAAGAAAAGAGCACCTTCCCAAGCAATAGCCGATATTGCAAATATTTTCGACACCCTCAAAGGTGATATTTTTGAATCTGATGGATCAAAATTTGAGATGTCTGTGTCAGAAGATATAAAAGAAATGATAGAAAACAAGTTATACGATGCAGTATGCGCAAAACTGCACGACAAACAAAGCATTTTGCCAAATGAGTGGTTGATATTCTGCTCTACTTTGAGACATTCGTCCAAGTGGACATCGAGTATGCAAACATTTGGTAAGCGTTTGACCATGAGTTTTGATCGAACCATTAGATTCTCTGGAGACAGAGGCACATCAGTGCTAAACTATATCACAAATATTGTGGTGTGGTCAGCATTGTTGAACAATGGTAAGAATTTAAAAGCTTATTGGGAGAACAGCATGATCATTTCAGGGAAATTCGCCGGACCATTTCACATCTCTGCAGATGGAGATGATTTCATTGGTTGTGTAAACAACATTCAAGCAAACAAACCAATGATAGAGCGTTATTTTGAGAGACTGGGTTTCAAGATGAAAATATTCACTGAGAGTGACTTTAATGGAGCTCTCAGATTTATTGGATATGACATCATGAGACATGCCGGTAAGGTATACTACATGCCAGAAATCCATCGTGGATTGCAGAATTCATGCGTGGTTTTAAATGTTATGGACAAGACCCATCAGAAAACCGAACTTTCTGTTCATCAGAAAGCTTGTCTAACATTGTACTCACGTGTTGTTTGTACAGCTCCCACATCAAAACATTTAGCAACATACTTTTACAGATGTGCGGAACACCATTATAATTCCTTAGCTGACAAGAATATAGATTTACGTGATCATTTAACAATACAACGTAACGAGTTTGTTTGGTTATCGCTTGAGACCACAGGAAGAACTGATAGCGCTATAGATACTGGACTCCAGGGCATAAGAAATGCTGCCCTGCGATGTTTGGACACTACTAGTGACATAGAGGTTCCAATTGATGTGTTAAAAGTGATGACCAATAAAACTGCAGCAAGAGAAGGAAATGCATTTGATGCTGACAAATTGTCTATTATAATCCAAGACACTCTGGCGCCCATTGGTCCGGAGGATATTGAATGCAATGATGTTCTGAAGTATTTGAATGTTAGTGCGTAGTGCAGCAGCTATTATGATATACAGTGCAGATGACTAATCATAAAAATAAGTCAAAAGGTATCACCAACAACCAACAAACAAACAAGCAAGATAAAAGAAAGAAGATCGACAGAAAACAACAATCCTTATCAAAGAAAGTTATAAGCCATAAGTACGCAGTGAATCTCAAAAGATTCGATAGAGAAAACACTGCAAATACCCTATCGTTAAACATGGAATATAGAAACAGTATTGAAGTTAGCACCCAAACTAATATGTCAAAGGTAACGGGATCGAGCGCCATAATTGTTTTCCAACCTGGTAACGGGAGGATTTATCCGCTGATGCAGATGAATCCCGACGCAGCGCTTGGAACTACTCTTACTGGTTTGACCTTGTCTCCTGTGCCTGCAAATATTATGCCGGAGGTGTATAGTAATAAAGCCCGGTGCATGGCACCAGAATTACGAATTAGCTTTACTGGATCAACATTCAATAATCAAGGAACAGTTTATGTCTATTGTGGACCCAATCCTGCATCAATCGGTACGTCCGGGTCAACCCGAACGATGAATGATGTGATTGGATTCATAAAGGCATCAGATCATACTACAGTACGAACCCTACCACAATTGCGTGGTACGCTGTGTATACATGTTCATGAGACCAATACCACCCAGGCAAAATGCTTTTCTACCATAAACACTAGGAACAACAAAATAGCTTACACCGATCTGGTGGATCAATCCAAAGCGACAGATATCAATACATCATCAAGTTATGATAATGTGTGGATAGTGGCCGACGGTTTGGACCCATCAGCAACATTCTTGATAGACGCAAATGTCCATTATGAGTTTTTACCAAAACTCGAAATGGTGCCATTTGCCACGCCACCTAATCACTCAGTAACTCATCTGGTGACAGCTGGGGTACATGAAGCTGAAGATGTCATAGAGAAAGTTGTGGACGTAGGTCTTCGCTTAGCCGCAAAAATATAGCTTGTGGCACTAAAATATCATTACAAACGACACATTCCACCGCAACAGACATAACTCTGTAGCAAAGGAAACAATGTAAAACATAACATACAACCACCACCTGATGCGGAGTCTCTTAAGATTCTTACATCGGGTTGCTTCGTAGAAGCATTCCGCAACCAGCAGCGTATTCCATTGAATATATGTTGGAGTGAGCAAAACACTACAAATTTGCGTGTAGCGTACATAGTGAAACACGGACCGTTATCTTTGTCTGATATTAAGAGTATCGACTTCAGCGGACACGGCGGTGAACACGGAACGGCTCTCAGGTTAACATTTCTCAAGCGAACAAAAGTCAAGTGAAAATTACTGAGGGGACGTGCTCTAAGTTGTCCCACCCGTCATTGGTGACCATCCATTAATTTAAGATTACTAACTACCTGGGTGGAGGGGGGCGATGTTACCCACTGTTACACAAAAATTTAAGAATAACTATTCAAGTATCAATATATGATGTCCTTATGTCATAATATTGTTC